CGAGGTGTTAGCTGTAGCCCCGTTAATAGATACCGCGAGCGCGTTAATCGCCGAAGCCCCGACCAGCTCGTCGGTTAATAATCCATTCTTAGTATCGCGCGTACCGTCCTCTACGTTCCTAAACGGTAGCGTATCAAGTAGCGACCCGTACGCTATTAGCTTACTGTCTACCCGTCCGACCAACGTCGCGGGTATGGATATCATTCGTATTATAGACTCAGCGAACCTCAGAGGCGCCGATACGTACTCGTCAATATTAGTAACAATATCCAAATAACTGGCGTTAAATTGGGACGCGATTTTATCGTCGCCCGTTGCCAGCGTTGCCAGCGCGTCGAATACTTTCTCAGTAGCGACCGCCATAACATCCTTGAAAGATTTTCCTTGATCCAGCGTATCGATCTGTATCTCCTCGCCGAACGTCTCCCCCTGTATTCTGTCTACCTCCTCGGATAGAGCTAAAATCGAGTGTGTAGTAACCCCGACAGGCGTCGCGAACTCGCGATCCATAGACTCTTGAAACTCCACGTTAAAACGCGCCTCTCCCATCTGGGAGACCCAGCCCTCGGACTGAGTGCACGATATAACCTGTACCGCCCTCTGACCCCAGCGCGGGTGATTTAGTATCCCTCGGCCTTGATCCTTACACGCCTCGAAAAATCTGTCTGCTACTATATCGTAATTAACACCGCTAAAGCGAACCATTAGGGGGTACACCTCCCCGCTCACGCCTTTATCTTGGTGTAAAGTCCCGTTTATCCCTGCAAATTGAAAGGCGCCTATGCGGTGCGATATATTTCTGGATAGGTCGTCGAACTCGAACTCGAAATATTTAGCAGACGACGACGTAAACGACGCCCTCCCTAAGCGGGTGAGATAACTCTTATCGCGTCCCACCTTTTCCAGAGTATCGTTTAATGATAGCGGTTTATATAATGGCATTAGTATATTCCCCCTGAGTTCCCAGTATCCAGCTCCACGCCGTCGTCGCCCCGAACGTCGACCCACGGAGGCATATTTTTAAAATCAAAAGTTACGCCTTGGTTGCCCGCTGTATCTGGGCTATACTTAGGGGTGTATCCTCTACTAGCCCCGTGTAGGGGTGCGCCCTCTCTTAGATCCATTCCCGTAATCCCCGAGGCGTAATTTAATAAGCCCGCCCCGAAAGTTTTCATAAAAGCGGGCTTGACCCCGCCCATTTCCTTAACCGCCCATATTAAGCCGAGGATCGCTGACGTGATTAAAGTTATCGCGAGTACGATCGGATTGGCGTTCATAGCAATATTAAAAAGGGTCATAGCCGAAGTCGCGAGACCTGACGCTATAGATAGCGCGGTATATGCGCTCGCAAAATAAAATATTTTATCTGCGTTGTTCCATAAAAATATAGAGAGTTTTTTAATATTCTCTAGGCTCGTACCGATACCCCCCGCGAGGTCGTCCTTGTTAACCCTAACCCACGCTGTTAAAGAGTCGACTACCCCCTTAAGGCCCGCGCCCTCTACGCCTTGAAGCTTAACACCTTCGATCGCTGAGAATAGAGAGTCGATACTACCCTTGAGATCGTCACGGATCGCGGTCGCCATGCGTTTACTTGAGCCAGTCCCACCCTCGAACTCCTTACGGAGCGCGCGTAGTTGTTTCGTTGAGTCTCTGAGTAATATATTAGCGGACGCGAGCGGGATCTTACCGAACAGTTGTTCGATAACAGATAGGCGCTTTTTCTGTCCGAAAGTACTTATTTTTTTAAATAGATCGTCGAGTATGTCGAACTGGTCGCGGATCTTACCCGTCTTAGGATCGGCTGTCAGGATGCCGAGTTTTTTCATAACTGCGGGAGCCTTGCCCCCGATACCTGTCAGCGCTAAAAATAATCTCTTAGCCGACGTCCCCGCGATACTGCCTTTAATACCAGCGCCCGCGAGGACAGCCATGATCGCGGAGTATGTCTCGATAGACGCTCCCGACGCCTCAGCAACGGGCGCGCCTTTTTTCATAGTCTCGAACAGCTCCTCGACCGACGTATTAGATCGGATCGAAGTCAGAGCCATAACGTCCATAATGCGATTAAGATTTTTCATTTTCTGGGCTTCGTCTTTAGCGTTCATATTAAACGCGCCCATAGCGTCCGACGCTATGTCCGAGGCGGTAGCAAATTCCAGCTCGGAGGCTGTCGCAAAATCTACGATCGGGGCGAGGGCTTTCATAGAGAACCCAGCAGTATATCCAGCCTTAGCTAGAAAATTTAAACCGCGCCCCGCCTCTGTCGCCGTAAATTCTGTTGTTCGTCCGACCTCTTTAGCCACATCCTCTAGCTCTTTAAAGGCCTTAGTACCGCGCTTAATATTTTCTGGGAATTTTACGGACGCCTGTCCTATCGCCCGACCGAAATCGGCGGACGTCATTATGAGATCTTTAATAATGACCCCGAGCCCAGCGATCGCGACCGCCCCGACCATAGCCCCGCTTTTTATTTTGGCGTTCATGGTTGTAAAGGCGCGGTTAACGGAACGGATAGCCCTCTTAGACGACCGCGCGAACTTCTTAACGCGGTTCTCCATACGCCGGATAGGGGCGGATAACTTATCGATACCCTTAAAGACTGCCTCTACTTTAAATCTTCCAGCCATGCTAAGATCCTTTTTTAGTTCGGTATTTTAGATCTGATACGAGCCCAAGATAAAAAAACCTGATCTCGTCTATTGATAAACTTCTGGGATCTGGGAGGGTAGCGTAGTCTCTACAAATTTGTAAAAACATCTCGCTATAAATTTGGTTAGCGTGTCCGCTGACGCTAACGACCTCCCCGTCTCTTACTAGATCCTCGCGGACTAATCCATTAAAAGCGCAAAGAGCGCCTCACATACTTTTATATCGTCGCCGTGGAGATTGGCGAACGTGGACGGGTGAACTTTACACATATCCCCCATAACCGCGTAGGCCTTTTTTCCGTCGTCGTTCTTATTAATTTTAGTCCCTGATAACATACTGGCGCCTGATCGGTCGTTAAACGTGATAGGCTCCTGTCTGACCGAGTTTTTATGGTATGGGGTGTATACGGCTAGGCCGTCGTCGTTTATCACGAGATCGCCGTGCATGATCGATTTAACTACTTTACGTCTGAGCTTAGCCAGACTGTCGCGATCCTCGTCGTCCATAGGGGACTCGTCCAGATCAAGCCTGTGGTTTTCCGCCCAGCGGATAAAGTCTAAGTCTGCCGTCTCTTGATTAATTTTGTATTCCATGATTTTTTTTGCCCTATTCTATTAAGGTGTAGCGCCCCCGCTTTCGCGTGGTAAAGGGTAGGGCGCCCGCGCTACATAGCCCTAATTAACCGACCCGAGGGTCGGGGAGTCGTTAGACTATTGTCTGGTTAACTTACCCGAGCCCGCGAGTGTTACTGTCGCGGTAGCGCTCTGGGAGCTGGACGTCATTTCGCTAACGATCTGCATAGTTCCCTGATAGGTTAGACCCGACGCGTACGAGATAGTCCCAGCAAAGAAAGCGTTAGTGTCCGCTAACTGCTGTAAAAACTCCTGATCTCCGCGTGAGTCGTCACACTCCAGAGTCAATCCGTCAATGTTAAGGGGTACGCGGGTCTTAATAATCCGCGCGGTTCCGTCGCCGTTTGCGAGGACTTCATTCTCGAAGCCTCCCAGCTTACGGTTAGCCTCGGAGTCCGCACTTACCGCGAACAGCCTACCGTTGAGAGTTACCTCTGTTATACTTCCGCCTATTGCGCTCATACTTTTATATCCTCTCTATGCTACAATGGTAGCCTGTCCGAAAAAGAAACCGAACTCAAGATTAACAGAAATTATATTTGTGTTACCAGAGAGCTGGACAGGGACAACCATATCGAGACGTTTTGGATTAGATCCGTTGATCTCGGCGAGGGTGTTCTTTTTCGCTGTCTCTGGGTCGCTTATAATGGCCTCTAATCCTAAAGAGTCCAACATGGAAGCGACTTCCGCTTTAGCCATTCTCGGTTTTTTAGCGTCCCTGTTACTGGTCGGATCCGCGTCGGGTAGTAACGGCGCGCCCTGCCAGCTTGGATCGCTGAAAATTAAATCGAGGTTAAAAATTATTGTTTGCAGTTTAACGATATCGACCACATATCTATAAGCTGGTAAGACGTCGCCCGAGGGATGATAAAAAGTAACAGTATCCGACAAGTTAATAACGTCGTCCTTGACTTCGATAGTGGAGCAACCTTTTTTAACTGCCTCGTCGCGATCCGCGTACGTCCATTGATCGCCGTCCGGCCCAGCGTTAAGTCCTGTCGCTTTTAATCCGACGTAGTCGTGAGGCGGGTTAGTGTCCGCCCGTACTATGATCCTCGCAAGCTCGCGCGCGCACACGACAAACGGTAAGTCCTTCGAGGCTGGAGCTGGGAGTAAACAGTTATTACGATACGTCGGGTTAGCCTCTGGGACTATCGACGCGTTGGATACTGTGGTCGCGGTCTGACCTGTGAATACTATCAGAGGTTTTTTAACGATAGCGCCCCAGCGTCCCTCGCCGAAAGTCTCGTATGTATCGATCGCTGTAGTATCCGAGATATCCAGACAATTTAATACCATGGAGTACCATACGCTACCCATTTGAGCGAGCGCGGAGTCAACGGTAGGATTAACGAGTCCGCCGTTAGGCTGGGTCAATGCAAAGGTAACGCCGTCCGTTATGGAGCTCACGCTGACCTTAATATCGTTTGCGCTCGTTCCCTTCCACTTACTGACGAGAGTTACCTCGGTCGCGCCGTCGGTCGCTATCATAGGCATATTGAGATTTGCGTTAATTGCGGTAGTCATGGCGAGAGTAACGTCCGCCAAGACGTCGCCGACTGCTACGACGAACGGGTTAGATAATATACCATTCATAGAGACCTGATACGCGCCCGCCACGCTCTGCCCTATGGTCGGAGTTATGTCTCCGTTCGACTCGGTATCGCCGTCGGCAAGCGGGAAGAAAGTAACGGGGATAGTACCCACGCCGTCGCCGTTGAGTGGAAAAATCTCCAGACTGGCGAGGTGTATAGGACTACCGAACCCGAACAGATCCGCGACCGCCTGAGCGCTCGTAAGCTGTATTTTATCGGTCGAGTACACCGACGCCGAAGCGCCTTGACCGATCACAGCTAAATGCTGAGGGAGATAGGTAATATTACCCGTCCCCTTTAAATTTTTAAATACTGTTTTAATCCCGACAACAGAGGCCACCGCCGAGGGGAGTATTGCGTCAGAGATAGGCATTTTATACCCTCCTTATGTTAAATCATATTCGGCCTCGGCGTACAGCATACCGTCAGAGGCTCTAGTTATATCCACAGATAAAAGCTCTAATGTCTCGGGCTCTATCTGCGGTGCAAATTCTGAAAAGTTTACTCGTAAAGCGATCCGACAGGCTACGACCTTCTGGACGGTCGGCTGGTCTGAATTAGGTTGAAACATATTCATATTTGAGATCCACCGATCCCAGACTGTACCTTGTAGTCCGAGCCAGCGGTACTCTCCAGCCATTAGTATATTACGTACCAGCCTTACCGCACGCTGGCACTCTTTGGACGCTCTCTCGTCTGCGGGGTCATGCCCTCCCGCTGGGATATCTGTAGTTACTCCGTAGCCGTAACAGTCGATATTATAGGTAGCCTCATACATCTGACGATCTACCATATTAGACTTACTGAGATCGATCGTCGACCCGTCGTACCATATCGATACGATCGGGTAACTCTCGTCCTTAGTCATTTTTAAATCATTAAGCCATTTTTCCCACGGGTTAGATCGCTCAAGATATACGCCCAGCTTATAATCTGCGGGGGTCTTATTGTCTACCACGGCGATAGCTTGCTGGCTCGCGGACTCCAGAGTAAGGATAGCCCCGATCTGATCGCGAACGATCTCGAAAGTATCTAGCTTATCTATGAGAGTACTAATCACAATTATAAGCCTCCAGTATACACGTTACCAGCCCGAGCGCCCGATCTGGGCTAGACTTAATGACCTTAAAAGTATGTGAACATCCGTTTATGTCTTTAAATTCTACCAGCCACGGCTTAACCGCTCCGTCGGCTATACCTACAGGTAGCCCTTCCCCCGTGAGTTTCTCTTGTATGTGCGCGATCCGTAACGCGATAGTCGCATGGCGCGCACTTACGAGGAGACCCGTATCAGGGTCGACGACCTGAGATATGTCATTCGAGAACCCGACGAGATCCGCGACGGTATCGTCTGGAGTAGTTAAGATAATGTCCCAGCCGAAGCCCGTAACCTTATCCTCCAGTATAACGCTTAGATCTTTTTCTGCGAGTTCTCGGAGTCCCATTATTCGACCGCACCCGTTTTAACAAGGTTAGCCAGAGTATCAGCGCCCCCGCTAAAATCATTAGCGGTAACAGGCTCCCCAGCTTCGAGGATCCCGCGCTTTGATGTTATACATTTACCCTTAGCGATCTTAAGCCCTTTAGACTTAGCGGTCGCCGGAGGTGCCGGAGGTGTTGTCGCCGGAGGCGCCGGAGGTGAGTCGTCAGCCCCTTTTAACAGTTTTAGGGACGCTGTTAACTGCGCGTTGGTTAGACCCTCTGTAACCGCGTCCTCGTTGATCTCCTTGATCTTTTCGATTAACTCTTTATTACTTGCCATAATACTACTCTCCGCCCTATAAAGTCGCGCGCCCGTGAGGGCACGCGCCGAGGTTATTTAACTATTATTTACGCCTGTACGGTATTTATACAGCCGTATTGATCGATCGCTGTCGGGATCATAAGAGGTCTAGCCCCTACTCCGCCGAACAGGTTATCACCATCTGGAGACATCCAGATATTAGTAAACAGATCGATATTACCTCCTGAGTTAGCGAAGCGTGTAGGAAGCTCAGGAAATAAACGAGAGCCCCCGATAAGCTGTCCGATATTTGGAATAGAACCGAAAGTCGCGTCCAGTCTTGGCTCAGCCATAACTATAACCTTAGTCGGGCTCAAGTACTGAGTTTTAACTCCAGTCTGGGGGTGCTTATACCGCCCGCCATATGTCCATATATCAATCTTGAAGTTACCGAGATCCAGAGTTCCGCGATAATTACCGCCTTTAGTCCCACCCTGTTTAAGTGGGGTAATGGCGCCGAGATCCGCGCGTCTGGTGTCCAGCCTTGTCAGGATGTTCTGTCCGGCAGTTGTTACGTTAAGCATATTCTCGAACGCGTCCTCGCCCATAATGGCGCGGGTAGGATCGTCGAGTCCGTCGTTCCTGATTACATTACAGATACTTATCAGATCCGAGATCGGGGTCGCTGTCGCGCTGGTCGCCCATGATACTGATACTTGTGGAAAGTGGGTAGCCTTAGGGCTGTAGTCGATTGTATAAATCGCCTTGCCCGCGCTGTCGATCAGAGTAACCGTACCAGTCTGGAGTACTTCGGCGCTCTGCATTTCAATAGCGCGTCTGATCTTACGCTCGATCTTACTCATGCCGTCAAACATCTGAGCCAGTACGTTGGCTCTGAAATTCAGATCCGCGAAGGGATCCTGACCCGCCACACGGTTATAAAGTTTAAAAGAATTAAGCGGAAACGCTTCTTTATACGCTGGCGCCATAAATTCCTTATTAGTGAAGTCGTCCGCGCTGTTCATACGGTAGCCTGTTGCTACGTCGGTCACCGCGATAGCCACGTCCTCGTCCTCTCTTACGATATCGATCTCGACTTTCATCTGGTCGTAAAAGTTCTTCGGAGGTGACTGGAAAAAACCAGACAGAAAGCGAGTCGGTAGCGCGTTCTGCTTGTATACATTCAACATTCTTTTTGTGGTGTTGTCGCTCATAATTTCAAGGTCTCACTTTCTATTTACTGATTGTCAAGGATGTTTAATTCCTGAACAGGTTTAACGATTATGGACTTGTCCCGAAGTCCGTCGCGTACTGCGCCGTCTACATTGGACGCGTCTCCGTCAGCGTCGATAACGAGCTGATCCTCTCTCACTACTCCAGACTGTAATACTCTTACATTCTGGTCTGTTGCTCCGATAGTTGTCGCTGTCGGTAAAATACAGCACGGTATTCCGTTCCCCGCAGTAGATCCGCCCTTGACAAATAGTACGAGCTTGTCGGTCGCGGTGCTTCTGGCGAGTATGGTATTAGCGAGCAGTACGTCTGCTCCGCCTGTAAATAACTCGTCGACGTAAGTCGGGTCGTTAATAACCAGCGAGCTTTTTTGTACGTTTGTGATTACGGGATCTCCCATATTATGCCGTCCCCTCTATGCCCATGATATCCTCGAGGGCGTCAATAATTTTACTCTCTGTATCCGCCACGGTGTCGGCGGTAGAGAGGTCGACGTTACCTGCTTTAAGAGCGTCGGCGTCGTCTGCCTGTCGGTCGTTAATGGCGAGCTTTTTAATAGTCGCCTGTACGTGCGCGGTCTGGATAGCGGGGGTAATCCCCTCAGTCCCTTTGATCGCTTCGAGGGCAGTCTTAAGGTCGCCTGAGTCGTCAGCTAATGCTATGTGACTGGCTACTCTGGTGCGTTCCTGTCCTACCCCCTTCTCGATCCCTTCCGCTGTAGCTGTCGCGACTATCTCATTATATAGCGCGACATGGTCGGTCTTGAGTGTTGCAAGATCCATATTTTGATCCTCCTCTTTTGTTAAGCCCGTGGGCTGTTGTTTATCGCTCGCTCCGATACTGTCGATCATACCGCGCGCGAGCGCGTCCTCGGCTAAAAGCGTCGCGCCCTCGCCGAAATTTTTATTAACTTTATCTATAGTCGTGCCTCGTCCGTCTGCCACCTCTCCCGCAAACATAGCGTGGATCGGGTCGAGTTCCTCCTGTACTATAGCCACTCCCTCAGGAGTAGATACGTCCGGCCTTTTCTTAGGGGCCTTGGTGCTCGCTACATCTACGACGTCGGGGCTTACGTTATAGCGACGCGCTACCCCTATTGATCCAAACGTGGACGCCTTATCTTGAGCGACGATTTTATCCGCCTGAGATACCAGCCAATAGCCCGCGCTTAGCGCTGACCCTATGACGTTCGCCGTTATAGGTTTGGAGGTGTTCTTTATGGCCTCGCCACACGCGAACAGCCCGTCGAAGTTCCCGCCCATAGTATCAACCATAAGCTCGATCTCTGACACGTCAGGATCCGCCTCTGCGGACGCTATAGCGCCGATTATCTCGGCGTATGTAGTGTTCCCCCCGCCGAACAGCATAGCGAAAATATTAGGCGAGTTGGTAAGAACCCCTTTGATACTGATCTTACCCGCTACAGGCATGATACGGGATCCGTCTCCGTCCGCCTGTAAACTTGCTTTAAATGCCTCCTGATCTGACGCCGAGATATTGGCGTTAGTTTCTGCGATCTCGATTATCTTTTTTGTTATCGGTTCCAGTAACCACATTATTTTAAGCCTCCATGAGAGCCGTTAGCTCCGTTTTAAGCTCGTCTAAGAGCTCAGTCTTGATATCCTCTTTTAACTTGATCGCGTCCTTAGCTTCGTCAGTTTTGCCGAACTCTTTATCGAACTCCGCCAGCGGTCTAAGAGCCTCGACCTTAAGCTTATTCTCTTGAGCCAGCTTTTTAATATTACGCGTGTACGACGTGCCCGTGAGCCCTCTCGACTCTCTCGCGTTAGTACTCCAGCCGTTAGCTACCAGAGCCTCGGACGCTTTGGTCGCCTTGACCATATCCGTACTCGGCTTTATTGATCCGTACCAGTCGGCGGACACATACGACGCGAATTTTTCATACTGGCGCTGATCCGCCCACGCTTCCAGCAGTCCGTCAGCCTTGACATTATTATTGAGGGTCTCACTTATCAGCCATTCAACATATATCGGGCTACAGAAAGTCTCCCCGAAGTCTACCCAGAATTTATGTAGGTATATTTTAAACTCATTAATAGAGGCCTGAGACGCGCTGTAATTGTTACTAAAAGCCTGAGTAAGTATCTCCGGCGGGATCTCATTAGCCCACGCCATTGACGCGATCATAGCCCCCTCGAAGTCTCCGAACTTTTCGTCCGTTCCCTGCGAGCTCATAGGTACGGGCTCCTCTCCGTACTGTAGCTCGTCGATAACTGTACCCGCGATATACTTAGATATATTAAAAGTTCGAGGCTCGTCGCTCGTACTGCCTCCCGTCTCTGTTACCGTGTCCGTCCGTACCGCTCCGCCCTGCATAGGTAACGATCCCATATTTTCCTCGCCCTTTTTAATAAACATGGCAAATATAGAATTGACTAGCGCCTTGCGTAGCGTTGCGTCCCTGTAACGATCGACGTCCCGTAATGCCTGTAACATAATCGCGAGGATAGGCTGTCCTCTGACCTCGTCCATACGTTTGTCTGTTCCGTATATTAGCCACGCGATCGGGCGCTTACTTTTCTCGCCGACTGCAGGCATACGCTTAATAAGTCCGTCGTCCTGTCTAACCCAGTACGCCTTATGTCTGTTAAACTTATCCAGCTCGACCCCGTGGACTATCTTATGTCCTTGGCGTATGGCGCTCTCTGGGTTGAGGGGCGTCTGTACTTTGTCCCCGTTTATTAATTGGATCATAGGCGTACGCGTGATAGGCGACTGTCTCAATACGACCAACATATCGCCCCCGACTAAAGCCTCCAGACGTGCCGTACGCTGGAGCGCGCCTAAGGTGTTTCGCTTACGGTGATCGCATACGCTCGGAGTCTTACCCCAGAGTCGGTATCGGGTCTCGACAACTTGGCTCCAGTCGTTCAAAGCCTCGTCGCTCTGACCTAATACTCCGCTGTCTGGAGTAGAGTCGAGCATAAGTCCCGTATTTATTTCGTTAGTTATGAGGCGCCGGATCATGCCCCGCGCGTATAGGTTGTCGTTAAATAGTTGGTTAGATCTTCGTCTCAGCTCCCAGTAGTCAGGAGTAGAAAAACGTATCTCGCCGAACCCTCCGGCCCACTTATCCCCGTTGTATCCCTGAGCCATAGGCTGTATCATCTGGGACGCGACCACGGGTATAATTTCCTGAGCGTTTATAACTTCTGGTATGATAGGCGCGGTTTGCGCCTGAGGTGTTAAAATATTGTGGGGATGTATTACCATGCGGGGCTCGCTATCAATGCCCGACCATTACAGCGCTTTTCCAGCATGGCGAGGCGGTTATATAGTTTATCAAGCACGCCGTCTATATTGTACCCGCGCGTAACCGTCTGGCGGGTCTGAGCGGTGTCCAGAGTATAGGACTGTAACGCTCCATTATCCGCGAACGCAAGGGAGGCCGTCTCCCAAGCCTCGATTAACTCTTTAGTTTTCGCTATACGTTCCGTCAAGTACTGAGTAGCCATATGTCCCCTTTTTGGAGTGTTTTAAGGCATTATACACCAAAATGGAGGAACTGTCAAGGATTCTTTTATTATGGAGGATAACTCCAGAGTGGAGGGTTGGGGCTACTCCAGAATGGAGGCAATAAAAAAGCCCTACCGCTGGGCTGTAACCTCAGTAACGGTAGGGCTATTTTAAACCTACATATGGAGTATGTATGGGTTTTTTAAATAGGGGCTTTCGCAGAGTACACCCGCATAATTTTTTACCTCCTCTATACAATTAAAATTAAAACGATTATACCACGATCTTAGGGAACTTGTCAACTTTTAAAAATTCCGTCCCGAAACGTAACCGCCTAGACAGCGAGGAGATAGCGCTCCACTCAACGGACGGCTTTACGAGCAATAGCCGAAAGGGGATCCGCGTCTCGTGCGCGATCGCTGAGATCAAGCGATCCCTAAACTGATCGAGGGTCAGGGGCTTAACGTCGCGCCTCTTTATCTCGCGGTTACTTAAAACGGGTAGCCTTTTATTTTTCATCTGGGCCCCCGAGCGTTGGGCGGTCGTTGCGGTCGTCGCGTCGGGCGTAGACCTGTCGGCCCGCGTGTTTTTCCTTAAGGTCGAACTCCTCTCGGATCGCCCTCTTTACTCCTCCGTATTTTCGTCGGCAGTCGTGACAGTAGCGGTAATTATATGCGTCCTTTTGTAGCTTCTCAAACTCTTTTTTACATCTTAAACATATCATTTTATCGCCCTCCTATTTAGTTGGATTGTGTAGTAGTTGCTCTCTCTGATACGTCCAGAATTGTACCCAGTCGACCGTCTCCATTTTGAACGCCACGACGCATAGATCCCACGCTATAATATCAACGGACGCGTACCCATACCCCAGCTTATCCCATTCGTGGTTATGCGCGTTACTCGGTCTATGCCAGACATAGGTAACGACCCCGCGGTCGTCGGTTTGCTTACGTCGGATCTCCGCCGTCAACTCCTTAACCAGATTATCGGGGTAGTCCATTGGCGCGTTAAAATGATACTTAGTCTGCTGAGTCTCCCCGCTCCATTCACGGCGTAATACTGGCGCCATGATATCCTTATAATGATCTACCAGTAACCGATAGCCCTTAGTCCCTGACTGGGTCGTGAACTCCGCGAACTCTTTTATAGTTTGGTACTTAGCCGGACGATCCCGACCCATGATCGGGTAGACCCCGCTCGCGTACTGACCGCAAAAATCGACGACCGTATGAGTACTATAACTCGCGTCGATCATAGTAACAGATATCCGATACTGGCGTCCGTCGTCGGCAGTATATACCTTCTCCTCGATCAGCGCGCGCGCGCGTCCCCAGACGCTACAGGACAGATCCGTACAGTCCGGCTCGTCCTCTTTAGCCTCGAACCACTCCGACTCTATGAGGACACATTTACTATCTACACACCAGCCGTATACGCTGACGGATAGAAATTTTTTATGTAAATCGATCGAGCATGTTAAGAATAAGACAGGGCTACCCATCCAGCGCTCGGCGAACTTGTTAGGGATCTGACCCATGAGATACTCGCTCCGGCGGTGAGCACTAACCGACTGAAACATTATTTTAGATCCTCTGATCTCGAACGCCTCGGCTAAAATATTATTATAAAATACTTGAAACTTACCCACGTCTACCACTCTCTTACTTACAGGATCGTATCCGTCCAGATAGGATCCTACACATTTATACCATGGTTGCATCCCTATAGGTGAGTAGAGCGCTGGTAAATGATACGACCTTATAAACGGGTCGCTCGGCTTCGCTGTCGGCTTCCATTCCGCGCCGTGCTCCGAAGCAAACAGGCGCGACTTGTCATACTCATAGTGAGGCTCTCCGCAGTCCTGACAGCAATACCTCACGCTCTCATGGTTAAGGATACCCCCCTCGTCATAGTCCCATTTAAAGCCCCCTACGCCGTCCTTAGTATCCCAGCGTAACACCTGAGGGAACCCGCATTTTTTACAGCGGACATAATACTTGCGCTGATCGCCCTTTTTATATGCGACCTCTATCTTACTCGAGGCCAGTATCAAGGGCGTGGATCCTCTAAAAATCTTACGCCTGTCCCAGTACCCCTTGCAACGTCCGTCAAATATTGCCACGGGGTCGCCGTCCTTACCTATGATATCAGGCCACGCGTCGATCTCGTCCTCTAGCATTATACAGATCGAGACCTGTCGCCCTTTGTTCGGGTTCTTAGCGCCCGTCGGAAACAGGTACCCGCCCCCCTCGAATTGTAACATATTAGCGGTCTTACCCGTCTTATGAGAGTTACCCGTATCGCTGGATCTGATTATATGTCCAAAGTCGCTATCGTTTAACATGGGTAAAAAATTGTTTTCGATCCTCGCGGTCGCGAGTTCCTTTTCAGCGGTTACGAACATGATCGGGAGGCTCCGTATATGCGCCATGTAATAGAACGCTCCAGCCTCCAGTACGCCCGTAGTATATGTGATCTGTTCGCCCTTCTTAAGATTAACCTCACGGACGGGGCTATCGATATCAAAACAGTCTACGATCTCCCGCATGAAAGGGTTGATATTGTACCGCATAAACCCCGAGAGATTAGTCACACTCTCAGGTAAAAATCTATTTTCTTCATTGAACGCGGACGGGCTTATGTGCTCGATCCGCTCGGTCAGCCCTTCGACTTGGAGCCCCAGCCAGTCGAGCCCCAGTTTTTTAAAGTCTATCACTACACCACACCCCACGCACAATAAAATAAATATCCAAGCGCGAGGATCTTTACGACCGCCCGCGCTATCCTCCTGATACTATAATCTCTCTCCATAGTCCGGCTCCTTTAATATTTTAAGTCTGAACTCGTGGTCTATCCGTAGCTTACGAGGCTCCAGATACCCGACGACCGCGCCGTGTATGATCTCCCTCAGGCATTGAGGCGGATCCTTGAGACGCGCCTCCAGCGCGACCCTGACCTCACTAATAAGCTCCGCGATCTGGTGATCCTTTAATCCTTTAACGTCTGCCACGGCTTAATCTCCCAGCGCCTTGGCGCTTTTAATTTTAATATTTTTAACGTACTGCCCGACCTGATCCTTAACCTCGTCCTCGATCTTCTCTATGGACTCTCCCGCCTTGGTCATACTATGCGCCATACGTGCGATTTTTTTAACCCCTGCCGTGAGTAGTTTCCTCATGGCGCTGTCGACCACGTCGATAACTCCGATCCGTACCAGCTCCCGCGCGACCAGAGTCCCCTCGGTCTGCGCGTTTTTTAATCTCTTTTCGTTTATGTCCTCGATCGATTTTAGAGCCTTGAGAAAATCCACGAACATAGCGTCCGATCCGAACCGCGTAATAATCTCGCGGAGCGTCAGGTCTGCGTACTCTGTAATATTATCGGGGATCTCTACGGCGATCTTAGGCGGAGGAGCTTCGCGTTTCTTGCGCTCGTTCCTTGCCGTGTGCCCGCTGGGGGCGGGGTCAGGAGAGGATCCCTCAGATCTCCGTCTTTCGCTTTCGCGTTCTACTGTCTCCACGGGGGTGTCGGGCGTCGTGCCCTCCAGCTCCGCGAGGATCCTCTTAGCCCTGATCCGCCCGACTATGCCTGAGCGTGCTACGCCCTTGATAGAATAGCAGTTATTGTCTTTACACCAGCGGGCTACGGTATCGCGGAGCTCGTCTGGTTTGCTGGGATCGTTCGCGCTCTCCTGTCGCTTGCGGTACTTTACCGCGCTCGGGTGGTTCGCGTCTACGCGGAGGCCTACTGTCGCAGGGGCGAGCGCTGACTTACAAGCTCTCGTTATGCTGGTAGGCGTTACCCCGCAGAGCTTCGCGAAGTTGATCCGAGATACTAGGTTCTGTTCGTCTGTAATTTTCATGCGGAGACTTTACCACATCGTAGCGCTCAGGTCAAGCGCTACGTAGAGATAAAATTTTTTTCTTGATCTATATATATCGTAGCCTGTTGATAACCTGTGGATAACCTGTTGATAAGTAGCCCTGCAGGGTCAAGAGTAGCCAGAAGTAAAAAAAAATGCGCGGGGGGCGCGTCGAAATGAAAAC